AAGTTCTTCGACCTGAATACCGCCGAGGGCCTCCGGGCTTGTTGGGCGATGGAAAACCTTCAGCCGCTTTGGGCCGCCGAAAACCTTCGGAAAGGCGCCCGCCTCGCGGCTTGATCGAGATCGAAGGGGAAGCGGCCCCGCCCCGAAGATTGAACAAGGCGATGCGCGCGCGTCGCCCGGGCCGCCAGCCGGGAGGGTTGCCCGGCGCTTCCTACCGCCCAGGAGCAAGCCATGTCGCAGATCATGATCGCGACCTTCGACGCTGAAGGCCGCAAGACCGCCGAAATCACCGCCGCGTCGGATGCTCCCCTGCGCATCGGCATCCGGGACACGATGATCGAAAGCGGTTCGGCGACCATGCCGGTCATTTCCGCCTTCGCCGGCATCGACGTCGCCGCGCCGGCGCGCACAGCCATCGTGCCCGCGCCGGCCGCTGTCGCTCCTTCGGAACCGCCGAGCGTGCCGAAGCGCAAGCCCGGGAAGCGCGCTCGCCGCTGAACTCGATGAAAGGCGGCGCGCCGGCAGCGGCTTTCCAGCTTCAAGACGCGGCGATCTCCACCACTGAAGCCGCCGCGCTGCTCGAGGTCTCGTCGCAATGGGTTCGCGAGCTCGGCCGCAAGGGCTTCATCGAAGGGATCACGCGCGGAAAGGTTCCGCTCGTCGCGGCCGTTCAAGGGTATATCCGCTGGTTGAAGGACGAAGAGCGCAGGACTTCGAAGACGGCCAGCCAATCAGCCGTCGCTGAAGCGCGCGCCAGAGAAATCTCACTTCGCACCGCCCGCGAGGAGGGACGCCTGGTCGATATCGAAGACGCCGAGGCGGTCTTCGCTGAAGTCCTCGGGACATTCCGCGCCGACCTGGCCGGCGTCGCCGCTGCATCGACGCGCGATCTCGAATTGCGCGCGGCCATAGACGGAAAGCTGAATGACGCGATTGCTCGATGCCGGGCTCGCTTTGAGACAGCGGGCGCGTCTGCTCGCGCAGGCCGCGGCTATAGCCTATCCGACGAGGCGCCAACATCCTGACGTATGGGGCGCGGCCAACCGCATCTATGGACCAGAGACGGGCTGGCCGGGCCCGCGCAACCCTTACCTTACGCCCTATTCGGTCCCATTCGTGCGCGCCTTCGGCGATGCACGATGGAAGCGCATCGTCATGGTCACCGCTGCGCAGTCGGGCAAGACCGAGGCCTATCTCGATATCATCGGCGAGCGGCTCGATAATCGCCCGGCGCCCATGCTTTACGTCGGCCCCGGGCTGGACTTCCTGAAGGATCAGTTCGGCCCGCGTCTCGACGACCTGTTCCGGCAATCGCGTTCGCTGCTCGCCAAGATGCCCGGAGGCATCGACGGCAAGGCGCAGAAGAAGACGCTGAAGAAGGTTGCCGGCGTCCGCCTGCGCCTTGCACATGCCGGATCATCGACCGCGCTGAAGTCCGATCCCGCCGCTCTGGCGCTGGTCGACGAGTACGACGAAATGCTGCGCAACATTCGCGGCCAGGGCGATCCGCTCGGCCTCGTTGAAGCGCGCGGCGACACCTACGCTGATTTTCAGGTCGGGATCACGTCAACCTGCTCGCTCGGGATGGTCGAAGTCGTGCGCGATCCCGAATCCGGTCTTGAGTTCTGGAAGCTCGGCGAGGACGACGATATCGCCTCGCCGATCTGGCGGCTCTGGCAGGAAGGGACGCGGCATCACTTCTGCTGGCCGTGTCCGGGTTGCGAAGAATATTTCGTTCCGCGGTCGCGGCAGCTTCGATATCCGCCGAACGCGACGCCGCGCCAGGCGCTGAAGAACTCGTGGGTCGAGTGCCCGCATTGCGGGTTCGAGGTCCGCGAAGAACACAAGGAAGACTGCAACGCGCGTGGCGCGTTCGTCGCGCCTGGCGAGAAGATCGACAAGGACGGCGAGATCACAGGCTCGCCGATCGAAACGTCGACCCTGTCCTACTGGGTTTCCGGCCTCTGCTCGCCGTTCAAGACCTTCGGCGATCGAGCGGAACGATATCTGCGCGCGCTCGCGAGCGGCGAGGCCGACAAGATACAGACGGCGGTCAATGCCGGCTTCGGCGAGCTCTATCTCGCCGGCGGCGGCGAACTGCCTGAATGGCAGGAGATTGCGAAGCGGCGCGAGCGCTACGTGCAGTCGATCCCCGAGGGCGTCCGCTATCTCGTCGCCGGTGTTGACGTCCAAGGAAATCGCCTGCCTTACGTCATTCGCGGCTTCGGCGCCGCGGGCACGTCATGGCTGATCGAGGCGGGCTATATCTGGGGGGCGACAAAAGACAAGGCGGTGTGGGATCAGCTTTCGGAAAAGCTGACGGCGCCGATCGACGGCCGCCCGATCAAGCTCGCGTTCATCGACGCGGGGTTCCGGCCGGGCAAGAAAGACCAGGTGCCGGTGCACCGGGTCTATGAGTTCTGCAGGAACCATCGCCGCTTCGCCTTCGCGTCGAAAGGATCCTCGACACCGATGGTGAAGCCGCTCCTTGCGAGCGCGATTGAGGTTGAGGCGGCCGACGGCTCGATCAAGCCGTTCGGCCTTCATCTCATGCGGCTGGACCCGGATCACTGGAAAGCCGTCGTTCATGAGCGGCTTTCCTTCGATCGTGATGCGCCAGGCGCACTGCATCTGAACGATGCTGCCGACGACGACTATTGCCAGCAGCTCGTCGCCGAGGCGCGTGTCCGTGGGCCGTCAGGTCGATACATCTGGGTGGTGCGCTCCCGTGAAAACCATTTCCTCGATTGCGAGGCGATGGCGGCGGCAGCGGCGTGGCGCCTTGGCGCCGATACGCTGAAGGCAAGCCAGGTTGAGGCGGCCTCCCGATTGGCGGCACAGCGCGCGCGTGAACGCGACGCAGCGCCGCCGCCCGATCCGGCGCCGAAAGATATCCCGTTCGATCCGCTCGCCGCGGCCCGGGCGGCCCATGCGGCGAAGGGCGGCCGATTGTCCCGCCTTTCCGATCTGGCGGCGCGGCTCAACCGCTAATTCGAGGTTTGCGAATGAATGCTCCCGTCGCCAAGCCGCGCGTCAGAGTCCGCGCCGGCTCCGAGGGTGCGCATGGCCTCGTGCACGGGTCCGTCCCGCTTCGCGGCATCGAGCCCGGCGGGCGCGTCGGCGCTCAATTCATGCGCGGCGAGGCGTCGCCGGTCTTCTTCGATTGGCAGCCCGTCCTTCGCGACGCCCGCGAGGACGTCCGGGCCGCCTATTGGCGATCGGCCGCGCGCACGATCGACATGATGCACAACTCGGGTTGGGTTGCTGGCATCGTGCGCAAGGGCTGTGCGGCGATCATGGGAACGGGCCTGCGCCTGGCGCTCAAGCCCGATTTCCATTCGCTCGGCTGGACGCAGAACGAGTCCGACAAATGGGCCCGCATGGTCGAGCGCAAGTGGTCGACTTGGTCCTCGTCGCCTATCGAATGCGATGCGGCCGGCAAATGGTCGATCGATCAGCAGGCCAACGCGGCGCTGCGCAGCTATTTTGGGCCCGGCGAATGGGTTGCCTGGATGCGGTGGATATCGCGCGCCGGCGCCAAGACGCGGACGAAGGTGCAACTGGTCCCTTCGCATCGCATGGTTCAGGAATCGAACGGCGTCGATCTCTTTCAGGGCGTCCGCGTCGACCCTTACGCGATGCCCTTGTCGTATCGCTTCCGGCTTCCGAAGCCGATTGTCGATTCCGGCAATATCGTCGAAATCCGCGCGCGCGATTCTGTCGGCCGCCCGATCATCGCGCACGGCTTCGAAGGCGACGTAGGGCAGATGCGCGGGATCAGCGTCTTCGCGCCGGTCCTCAGCGTCCTGAAGCAATTTGATCAGCTTGCCAACACGACGCTGACGGCGGCGATGATCCAGACGATCGTCGCGGCGACGATCACATCGTCGGCGCCGACGCAGGAAGTCTTGAACGCCTTCGACTCTGTGGATTCTCAGGGCGTCGGCGGCACGTTCGAGCACTACATGACCGAGCGCGCCGGCTGGCATGACAAGACGAAGATCGATCTCGCCGGGCAGGCACGCATCGCGCATCTGTTTCCCGGCGAAACTCTCGATCTGAAACGCGCGGAAACACCGAACTCGAATTATGAGCCGTTCGCGCGGTTCCTGCTGCGCGAAACCGCGGCTTGCGTCGGCTTCACGGCCGAGGACGTCACCGGCGATTATACCGGCGCTACCTATTCCTCGATCAAGATGGCGACGACAACCAACTGGCCGATCCAGCAATGGCGCCGCCGGCACATTCTCGCACCGTTCTATCAGGCCGCGTTCGAATGCTGGCTTGAGGAGCAGATCGAAGCCGGCGCCATCGAATTCCCAGGAGGACTCGAAGCCTTCCAGGGACAGCGCGCGGCGGCTTGCTACGCGACCTGGCGCGGCCCGGCGAAGCCGGTCCCGGATGAATTGAAGGCGGCCAACGCTGCGATGATAGAATCCGGCCTCGGCATTACGACCGACGAGCATCTCTGCGCCGAGCGTGGAGAAGACTGGGAAGAAGTTTACGAGCAGCGCGCGCGCGAAGCGGCAAAGCGGACGGAACTCAAACTTCGCGATCCAATTATTCGCGGCGAGTTACCAGATACCGAACACAAGGCGACCGATAAGAAGGCCGCAAAGGGCGAGAAGGACTGACGATGGCCGACCCCGTCGATTGGACCGACCCCTGCGCGCGCTTCGCCGCTTTGCAGAAGGCGTATTATGCCCTGCTGACCGGCGAGCGCGAAAGCGAGATCAGGACACGGACGCTCGATGCCGAAGAAATGGTCCGTTTCCAGAAGGTCGATATCGAAAAGCTGCGGATCGAAATGCAGTCGGCCGAGCGCGATTGCTGCGCGGCGCACGGCGTCCCGAACCCTAACCGGCGCCGGGCGATCGGCGTCCGCTTCGGCTGGCCGGGCGGGCGTCCGCGCGTCAGCGGCGACGATCCGAGGTATTGATTCATGTCCATGCTCGCGCGCATCGCCGATCGCGTCATAAATCGCCCGCTGCTTCTCCTGCCCGAGAAGCTCGCGATCATCACCGAAGTGCTTTCAGGGCGCATCGCGCTCGACGCGCCGCCGAAGGACTTCGCGGCCCGCGATCCTGCCGAAGCCGCCGAGATCGAGGCCGCCCTTGAGCGCGCGCAGCCTGGCGCATCGCGCTTCGTCGGATCGAACTGGGAAGAAAGCGACGGCGGTCAGCGTGCAAAGTGGATGCCCTATCGCCGCACCCCGGAAGGCGTCGCGATCGTCACGATCACCGGCAGCCTTGTGAACCGCGGCGCATGGGTCGGCGCCTCGTCGGGGCTGACGTCGTATGAAGGGATCGCCTTTCAGATCGAGAGCGCGGCGCGCGATCCGAAGTGCAAGTCGATCCTGCTCGATATCGAGAGCCCCGGCGGCGAAGCGATCGGCTGCTTCGAAGTCGCCGCTGCAATTCGCAAGGTCGGCGCCGAAAAGCCCGTCCATGCACTCGTCAACGGCATGGCTGCGAGCGCGGCCTATGCGATCGCGTCCGGCTGCCGATCAATCACCAGCGTCGAAAGCGGCCTCTCGGGATCGATCGGCGTCGTCATGCTTCACGCCGATTATTCGCGCGCCGTCGATCGCGCCGGGATCACGCCGACCTTCATTCATGCCGGCGCACACAAGGTCGACGGCAACCCCTTCGAACCGCTTTCGAAGGAAGTGAAGGGCGATCTGCAGGCAGAAGTCGAAAAGTTCTACAGCCTGTTTCTGGAAACCGTCGCGGCGGGGCGCGGGAAGCGCCTTTCCGCGAAGGCGGCCCGCACCACGGAGGCGCGGACCTTCATCGGCCAGGCGGCTATGGACGCCGGGCTTGTCGATCAGATCGGCAGCTTCGCCGATTTGATCGGCGAACTGGCGTCGGTCGCGAAGACCGGGCGCACAACTTCACGGGGTATGAAAATGAGCGCATTCACTCAGGAAGATATCGATCGCGCCCGCGCCGAAGGCCACTCGAAAGGCCTCGCCGAAGGTCAGGCGAAGGGCCACGCGACCGGCCTCGCCGAAGGCAAGGCCGCTGGCGTCGAGGAAGGCAAGAAGATTGGCGCGGCCGAGGGCGCCAAGACCGAACGCGCCCGCATCGGCGCGATCTTCGGCCTCGATGAAGCCAAGGGCCGCGAGGCCAGCGCGCAG